ATGAAGCAAAAGCCGGTCATCCCGCGTGACCTAGCAAACCGTGATGTAGACAACGCCATTGCCTACTACCTCGAAGAACAGGCCGAGAAAGCCGCATTAGGCTTCATTGACGCCCTGGAGCGGGCCTATAAGCAGGTCAGCCGGCACCCTGCCTCCGGCTCTGCACGCTACGCTCACGAACTAGACCTGCCCGGTCTACACTCCTGGCCACTCCAGCGCTACCCTTGTCTTGTTTTCTATGTTGAGCAAGAGGGTCATATTGATGTTTGGCGCGTGCTGCACCAAATGCAAGACCTTCCCAAGTGGCTGAGCACCTCAGCAGAGGGCTAGTCGGCACAGTAGACTCAACAGCGCCATTGCCCACTGCTAGGTTTTGCACGAAAAGTACTGTCGCAGGCATCAATACACACAGGCCAGCGTGACCATCGCATTGAAGCTCCTGGCAAGCTTGTCGTAGCGGGTACCGATTCTTCGGTTCTCTTTCAGCCAGCCAAACATCTTCTTGATGATGTTCCTCTGCCGATATTTCGGGCGATCAAACAGCCGGTGTAGTCCTGGCTTTGGTTTGCGCGTCATGGTGCGTTGCGGAATCACTGGCTGCATGCGGTAGCGACCACAGTACTTGCGTAGAAACGGTTTAGAGCGGACTGAGACGAAATGTTTTGCCCAAACACCAAAACCAGAAAACAAAAAGCCCCTGAAATCTTTGCGATTTCAGGGGCTTAAAGTATTTCAATATGGCGGGAAGATAGGGATTTGAACCCGTTTTTAAGCGTGTCGGTTCGTCGCAATCCCGCTCAATACGGGGCTTCAGCTCGTCCAAGCGTGTCGATTTGGCTCAATTCGTCGCAGTATTTTCGACACTTTTTCGACACAATACCCCAAGGCAGGCAGCCTAGGAATCTGACCGGGCATGGGTCAAACCTGAATCGAATGTTAAGGAAAACGATGACTAGGTTACGCGATTTAAGCTATATCCAATTGAGCCAATAATATGACCAACCCGTTCCAGTCCTCTGCAGCAGTCGGTGTGAATTCGCAGCCTACCTCTCTCGCTGTCACTGTCCTATTGGTATTGCTTGCAACCATTACGACTTACCTATTTTGGAGCGACATAAATTATTTTCTTGCCGCTCAGAAAGGAACACTCACTAAAGCTGGAAGCATCTCTTTTTTGCATCACATATACCTAACAATGTTCCCGCTTGAAGTAGCCTTTTTCAGACTTGCCACCAGCGCCTCTGTTTTTATCTTTATAGTTTTTTCAATACGAAACAAGCAGACATTTGCAAATCATGTCGCACCTCTATACCTGTACGGAATCACACAACTTGCTTTTTATATCTTATCCATGAGCGCGATACTTGGAATTTTAAACCAAGTCTCAGGCAACAAACTGCTTGAGATTTCTTATTGGTCTGGCCCCACCGCTAAGACTTTGGTTACATCCATACTTTTGATTATCTCAATGCACCTGCTTCCGCCAGCAGCCTTTCTGTTCACTTGCTATGCAGCCAGATCAAGAATCAACAAACAGCTAAAGCCATCCTCAAGCACTAACCCATCGGACTAAAACTATTCGCAGCCGAGCAATAGCGCTGCCTCATTCGCTCACTATTGTCTTTCCTGTCATGCTGGTACTTTGCACGCCATGACCTGCACTCTTCATGATAGTACTGCTTTGCAGCTTTTCGGCATTCACGATATTCAATTGATCCGCGCCGGTGATTCGCACAAACACTGCTTCCGTCGATCTGGTTATTAATCGATATCCATTCGGCTAGATAGTTGGACCCACCATCCCAGCCCTTTATCCACTTTGAAGTGCGTTCCCTTCTTGTGCTCCGCTGGGGCGCAGGCGCAGTTTCGACCTGGCGTGTTGCCGGTGCGCTATAGGTATTGGCCGGCTGCTTGGGCGTGTAGTTTTCATCGCTGAAATGATTTTGGGCACGTGCGATGGCCAGGGCCTCGTTCTTTTCTGCCCATTCAATATCGGCTCGGCTTGGCTGCTGTAAGCGTTGTGGTGGTTGGTCTAAAGGAACGGACGGCAGCCTGATAGGTTGTTGCGGCTCGCTGTATGTCTGTGGTGCCTGTTGCTGGCTGAACAGCGGTTTGCCGTCTACGTGAATCGCCTGCTTAAGCTGGTCTACGTTGATCACAATTGGCTTGGCAAACAGCGCAACCACGCCCCAGGTAAACGCGGAACCCACTACCATGATTACGATCACCCGCCACGGGTAACGCTTCTTCTCATTTCGTATATAGTCTGGTGCATCGTCCCAATCACTTTTCATAGTGCCTCCTTGCATCACCTAAAACTTCCCGCGCCCTTACTAAGGCTAACTTAAAAGCTTATTCAGAATTGCATTTGCACTACTATCCATACTCCCCTGTGCTGCTTCATAAATACTTTTTAGCGCATCCTTCAACTCAGGCCTCTCTCTTGAAGACAAGGACATAACCGTATTGTTCTCGTCTTTTTTTACCACCTGAAAAAGATATTGCTCGTCACTTTGCGACTTCAACGAATCTGTAAATCCAGCGCTCATTATTGCAGCGCTTACAATACCTGCACTCAGAACTTTTGCATTCGACCCAGCCGCCTTCTGTATAGAAGCTACTAATCCATTACCCTGATCCCACTGAAAAATTGTTGGGCTAGACTGAACCCATACTATTAAGCCAATATTTGATCTACTAGCTATTTGCGCCAGATTACTGAAAAGCTGGTTTGTTACCGCACTCATATTATACCGCCTCAATAGAACTTCTTTCGAAAACCCCTGTAACCTCTGCCGTCAGGTTACTTATATTAGAGAAATGCAACTGCATTGCAAAATAGACCACATTTGGCGACAACACTGCTCCACCTTCCGGCCTTATATTTTCTAGCGCCGTCATGGCATTAAGGACTACGATACCAAGCTCTTGCTTTAACTTTGCTAACTGCTCTCTATCTTGAAAAGGCGCAAGAATTCTAATCAACCTTCTTGAGGATTCGTTTAATAAGTCTCGAGCCTCATGAAAATCTATATGGTAATCTAACTTATCTAGTTTTTGAGCTATCTCAGTAAGTTCAATTGTCAATGACTGCATCTTAATTGTTACAGCTGCACCTACAGCCGCTTCTTTAGCTTTTTTCGCCTCCACAAAAGCTAATACCGAAAAAAACACACCAACAATTCCAACCGCCAAGCCTATCCAGAACTCCCACTGACTATAAAAAGGACTCAGCGCTATGCTTAGTAAACTCTCTATCTTTTCATCCAATTCCATAAAACTATCCTAGTTCTTATTTACTTATCCATTCCGGGCATACCAGCGCCTAGCTACTTCCTTGGTAATCGCTATCCCGCGTTTTGATTGGGCAAGCTTGAATCAGCCTCACTGTACTCTGGGCTTATTTGCCCTGCTTCTGGTGCTATCTCCCCACTAACCACCCACAACGCGTATTGAGGAAAGAGCTTAACGATAGCTTCAATTTCCTCCGCCTTGATCTCACGTTTTCTTGCAGTGTTCTTGAGGTTGTTCCACGTGTAGCGACTGATTCCAGTGCGCTCCTCTAGCTCAGGCAGTCGAATACCTGAGCTTTTTAAAATAGTTATAACACGCTCTTTTATCATAGCCACTTGATCTATAGTTGATATATCCAATATGGATCAACAATGGCATTATCCACCTTAACAACATCCAATTCGGATAACGCAATGCTGAATAACTGGCATTGACACGAATAGTGACGGAACGAGCATGGAACTGGAAGAGCTGGAACCTTCAAAGCTGATAGGCCCGCAACAGGACGTTGAAACCGTCGAATCCTGGGCTGATCGCAACGGCCTTACCTACGGCACCGCACGTGCCTGGGCGATGAAAGGCGTTCTCCCCACCGTAAAGCTCGGCAAACGCCGCATGGTCAACAGCGCCATGCTCCGCGCCTGGCTGCTGCAACAGGAGTGGACGGCATGAGCAACCGCTACTTTGTGCGCTTCGCGACCTACACCACCCGCGCCGGTCGCATGACTGAACGCGCGTCCTGGGTGATCTGCTACTGGGGTTCCAGCAAAGCCGATTGCGAACGCTGGATGGCTGAAACCGTGCGCCGTGGTGTTAACCCTGCCTACTTAAAGGTTGGCTACAAGCGCTCTCCTGCTGCGAGGGCTGCCGCATGACTAACTCTCTTTCCAAACCCGCCCGCGAGCTGCTGCGCTTGCTGACTGTCCTGCGCGTCTCTCGCGCGCTTGATAGCACCTCGACTTATGGCCTGTCCGTTGGCCGCTGCTGGGGCTTTATCGCCGCCCTGCGTGAGTCCGGCCTTATCTGCCATGACGTCGCCTCTCGCCTGGACCGCCTCGTCAGCTCAGCCATGGAGCACGCCGGCCAACCATTCCCGCACGCCACCAACGCCGGCCCGGTGATGCCGCTCAGCGTCGCACTTGAACGCCGCGTCCCCCAGGGAAAGCCTCAAGCGCAGGTCAGCAGCCATGAACCTAAACCGCTACCTCCACCAACCGCACCGACAGGACTGCGACTGCTCTGTCTGCGAGTCGAAACGGTATCTGGCCAAACCAGACTCCTCCCTGTTCACACACTGCACCCAATGCCGCCGCGCAACCGTCACCACGGTAAATGGGGCTCTGATCGTTACGCCTGCTTCGTACTGCGCGAGACACAAGCCAGGCCAGCGACCGCCGAAGTATTGGTACGTTGTGCAAGACATCGGCAAACCCACGCCCTACGTCCCGCGTTGGGATCTGTTCGAGTTGGAGGGCTGAGCCATGTATAGCCCTCAAATGACCTTCTTCGCGTTCTTGCTTGCTATGAACTTCATGGCCGGCTTCATCTTTGGTTGCCTTGTCGGTGAGTATCAGTGCCCGGCACTCGACTACTTGAAGCCATCGGCGGCGGTGTCCGTGACTGGCCCCCGCGATCTGCCAGACCACCCACCAACCCCGCCGCCAGTCGCGGGCGCAGACGGCGAAACGGGATGACAAGGGCGAGGCCCTTGGTGTGACAGTTCTTCAATTAGCAAAACTTATTAGGAGAAAGTTTAAAAGTGGCATTGCGTTGCTATTCGTCTCATTGGTTTAGCGCTCCATGACATTTAACTATTTATGTTTTATCGCTGTACTTATCGCGTATAAATAACACAAGGCAATCCTTGCAGACCTAGTAAATACGAGGCAGACGAAGAACTTTAATAGTTCCTCTGCTTGGAATCGCTCGGCCTGCTGAAAGCAAACCGCGCACTAACGCGCAACTAAGCGAGGCAATACAAATGGCACGTTCAACTATGGAAGTTGCATTTCTCGGCACTCAAATGACCCAGGTGGAAGACACCAAATACGCCAAGGTCTTTTACGGCGATGAACCGGACGGCAAGACCGAACACGGCCTGTCCATCATCGGCATGGCCATCGCAGAAGACGCCGCCGACGAGGTATTCAACGCCGGCTCCAAGTTCGAGCCCCTGCAACTGGTGCGCATCACCTTTGACGTTGCTCGCGGTGGCCAGAACAAGGGCAAAAATCTCGCCCTGCACATTGAGGCGGTAGACACCAAGCCAGCCCGCCCGCAAACCCAAGCCCCTAACCCCGCCCAGCGCCAGGCCACCCCTGCGCCGGACGCGGCTAAGTCCTGATCGGAGGGCGCCGCCATGCTGATCGTTGATCGTGTGTCGTGTGACTGCTGCGGGCAACCCATGGGCCAGCTCTACCAGCAACCCGCCCCACAGCCCGACCTGCTTAACGATCTGCGCCAGGCGCCCCACACAACGCTGTGCCCTGACTGCCTCGACATGGCTGAGGTCGCCCGCGATCCCAGCTTGGCCGAGTAACAGGGGGCGTTATGAATTTCATTGTGTGCGATGGCGTATGGGAAAGCGCAGGCCAAACCCCGGTTTGTGTCGGCACGCTCTCGACCATGGCGCTCAGTGAGATAAGCCCATCCGGGCTAACTGCTGAGGATCACGCCCAGCTCAGGGACAACGCCCTGATCCTGTTCGCGATTGTCTTTGGCGCTCTTGTGCTGAAAAAGGCACTCAAACTGTAGGAGACACACCCATGCAACACATCAAAACCCTGCGCCGCTCGCTCGGTGCCGTCGCTGCAACTGGCCTGATGGTCGCTCAACAGGCTCAAGCTGCTATCCCCACCGAAGCGCAAGCCGCGCTTGATGCTGCCAAGGAAGACGGCCCTGCCATTGCCGCCATCGTCCTGGGCATCATCATCGCCATTGCTGCTTTCAAGTACATCCGCCGCGCGCTGTAAGGCGCCCCCCAATAAAAGCCCGATAACTGGTTATCGGGCTTTTTCACATAAGGGCCTTATCCATGGACGCCAACATGCTGACAACCGTAATCATCTTGGCGGCGTTTTGGGCGCTGTTTTTTGGGCGGATTTAATGATGAACAGCCCGCGCATTTTTATTCGGTTGGTTTTGGCTTTCGCCCTGATGGGCTGGGGGCAATTTGTTTTTGCTGAGGATTATTATTGGAAATTTTCTAATGCTGTATGGGGGGTTTACCCTAGTCCTACCGCTGCATGTCAATCGTATGTTTCTCAGCAAAAACCTGAAAATCTTGCTCAATATATCCGTACTGAAATAAACTCGCCCACTAGCGCTGTTTGTCATTACTCTTATCAGGTCCGCACTAATTATCGTCAGGATACTACAGCGGCTATTTCTCGTTCCGGCACTTCTTGCCCGCCTGACACGGTTTTAAATGATCAAACTGCAGGATGTGAGCCTCCTCCACCCGAATGCGCTGTAGGCGACCCTGGCATATTCAAAGGCTCTGATGGCTCAGTCATTACCTCGGGCGGCCGGCGTTATGTCATTTCTGAGCCGCCCTCTAGCGTCTGCTACAACCAGTGCTCTTTTTCGGTAAGTGATCGCGCTTCTAGCTGCTTCCTCACTCCCGGCTCTACCACCTCCGGCTTTTGTAATTACCTGGGCACTGGCACGGGTGAGAACTGTTCGGCAACCGATGCCGCGCTTGGCCAAACCGGCGACGCGCTCAACTCTCCCGACACCCCTGATGTGCCCCCGTCTGATCCCAATGACCCCGGCTGCCCAACGGGCTATAGCTGGTCCGGCACAACGTGCGTCAAAAGCCCTACCGACGGTGAAGGCGATGGCACTGGTGACGGTGATAGCGATGGTGATAACGGCGGCGGTGGGGGCGGTGGTGGTTCTGGCGACGGCGGTGGTGATGGCGGCTCAGACGGTGGCGGCGACGGATCCGGTGACGGCGATGGTGACGGCAACGGTGATGGCACCGGCAATGGTGACGGGGCCGGCGAAGGAGAAGGTGAAGGTGAAGGTGATTGCGACCCCGCAACCGACCCCAACAAATGCGGCCAGTCCAGTGTCGGCGGTGAGTCGTGCGAAGCCCCTTTGGTATGCGAAGGCGATGCCGTCCAGTGCGCCATTTTGCGCAAGAACAAAGAGCAGCTGTGCCAGTGGAAGTATGACGCCCCCGTAAAGGCAGAAATCGAAAGCGCCCTGAGCGGTCCTGAGTATGAGCTTGAAGAAAAGTCCACCGCCGTTGGCTCCCTGTTCACCGAAGCCGTGAATAAGGGGCGCTGGCTGCCCAGCAATTGCCCATCACCTGAAACCTTCACCGTCATGGGGCGCAGCTACTCGATTAGCTGGGAACCTGTTTGTCGCTTCGCCACAGCCATTGGGCCGCTGGTGGTTATGCTCGCTTCGATCTTCTTCGCCGTATCCATCAGCCGCGCACTCAAGGGGTCTTGATATGCCGTTACTTCCTGTTATCGCAATGTTCCTGGCCTCCATCGTTTCGGGGCTGGTCTTTCGGGCGCTCGCATCGCTGGGCTTTGCCTACATGTCCTATGTCGGCATTGGCCAGCTGATCGACTCCGTGGATGGCTACATCAAAGGTCTTTTCAGTGCTATCCCGCCATCAGTTGCCGCGGTGCTGGGCATGGCTAAGATTGATGTCGCCATCAACATCGTCATTGCCGCTGTCATCGCGCGCCTGCTGCTTGCGGGTATGGATAAAGTCACCGGGACCATCACCGGTCTTGCCCTGCTCAACAAGGCGGGTGGCTGATGTTTGTCCTGCGCACGGGCTTGCAGGGAAACGGCAAGACCCTCAACACCATCAAGGAAGTGGACGCCAAAGCCGCGAAGGAAGGGCGCGAAGTCTTCTATCACAACATCCGTGGCTTCAATCCCCAGCACGAAGCCCTGCAAGCGGTATGGACTGAATTCGACAAACCCCAGGAATGGTTCAAGCTGCCGAACAACGCCATTATCGTGATCGATGAGGCGCAGACGTTCTTCCGCATCCGCAATCAAGCCTCAGCTGTACCGGCTTACGCCAGCGCCCTGGAAACCATGCGCCACAGCGGCCATGAGCTGCACTGCATCACGCAGAACCCCGGCCTGATCGATCACCACTTCCGCAAGCTGTGTAACTCCCATATCCACTACGTGCGTGGTCACAAAGGCAAGGTGATCAAGCGGTGGGAGTTTGAGCGCGTGAACATGGACGTCGAAAAGAAGAACGTCTTCACCGATGGCCAAGCTACGCGCATCTTGATTGATAAGAAGTACTTCGGTGTCTATCAGTCCGTGGCCGAAGGCTCGGAACATCACATGAAATTCAAACCGCCTCGGGCGTTGTTTGTTTTCATCATCCTGGTCGCGCTGATCGGCTATTTCAGCTACGGCATATACAAGAGCCGTTTCGCCCCGCACCAACCAAAGTCAGTCGAGCCAGTGGCGAGCCAAGGCGTTCAGTCCGTGGCAACGGTCCCCAGCGTCCAGGGCGAGGCTCAGCCTTTAACGCCTGAAGACTACATCGCCTTGCGTGTGCCACGCCTGCCCGATGTGCCCAGCTCCGCGCCCATCTATGACGACATAACCCGGCCTGTTACCTATCCCAAGCTGTCGTGCATGTCGACGTCTGACCCGGACATGGTCTCCAAAAACCATCAGCGGTTAACCGTGGGCTACCGCGACGGCAAGGTCTACGGGTGCCGCTGCAACACCCAGCAGGGCACTCGCGCGGTTGTGTCGTTCTCGGCCTGCATGGCCTATGTCGATGAAGGCGCCTTCGACCCCGCCAAGCCTGATCGGCTGCCCCCTCCGGCCATAGGCCAGGAACAACAAGCCCCGCCCAGTGCGTTGCCCCCATCCTACGCATCAGCCCCAGTCCAACCCGCTGTACCCAGTGATGCCACCTCACGCGTTGTTGTGGTGGGCGACAACAGCCGCATGCCCAGGACGATCAAGTGATGCACGCCATGCGCGGCGGTGAGAGTGCGCGTGAGGCACGAGCGCGCGGATGCGCCGCCGCGCATGCGCTGACGTCCCTGTAACACGTCAGATAAACAGAGTTAAACAGTGTCGATTCGTCACAATTTGGAGCGTTAGAAATGACTGCAAAAGATCAAATCCGGGTAGACCGTCTGTTTGCCGAGTCTAAAACCGGTCGCCTTTTCTTCGACCAGAAAACCGCAGTGATCACCGACCTGTCAGGCGTTCGCCTGCTGCGCTGTGGCGTCGATACGGTCCGCCAGCTTTACCGGGGGCTGATCCGCCCGGAAATCATGGCGCTGTTTGAGAAACCGGGCACCCTGGTTGAGTTTGCCGGCCAGCGCTGGCACTCCGGCCGTGTAGGCCGTGACTCGGGCTACCAGTACAAGCTGCAAAACGCTGACCTGGGTTTCATCCTGTTGGTGAAGAACTTCAACGCCAAGCTCGAAAGCATCGGCCCACACCTGAAAATTGAGGTCTCGCCCCACGCAATCGACGCCCTGTCGCCTGAGCGTCTGCAAGCGCGCATGGATTTCTACGCCCAGGCACTCATGACCAATGTGGACGTCAACCAGTGCGCGGTACACCTTGCGCTAGACCTGCAAGGCTGGACGCCCCCAGCTGATCTGGTTGCCCGGATGCACTGCAAGGCACGCATGCACCGCGACATCAGCGGCATTAACGAGATTAACTGGTCCACCAAGTCGAGCACCTATGGCCGTGGCGAAACCTCGATGTTCGGTTCGGCAAACGGCGTCCAGCTCTGTATCTACAACAAGACCGAACAGGCCCGCGCGACCGATAAGCTCGACTACTGGGAAAGCGTGTGGCGCCGCCGTGACAGCTTCGACGAAGGCGACCCGGACAACTACAACCCGGCCCAGGACGTGTGGCGCGTCGAACTGCGCTACCACCACTCGATCATCCAACAGTTCGCCAGTGGCTCCCTGGACCTCCAGTCTTCGGCCCCCATTGAAACCCGCACCTTTGAGGCCTTCTCAGCGCATCTGGACGGCCTTTGGTGCTATGGCCTGGGGCAATTCAAGCTGCTGTCACGCCCTGGCTACTTCGAGCCTATCTGGACCCTGATTCGCGATGACGTGCGCGTCGATCTGCCGGTGGAATCCCTGCTCGATCAGACCGAGTACAAGCGCTATTACAAGACGTCGCGCGGCTTCTCCGGCAAGAACGTGGAGCTATTCCTGGGAAACTTCGTCAGCCTGCTGGCAAGGGAGCGGGTGGGCGCAAAAAAGGCTTTCAAGACTCTCCAGCAATGGGACTGCTGGCCAGTCATCCGCGACCACTATGCCGCCAAGGACATGGACCAGTTAGCCATTTACCGTCATATCCGCGACTTACTCGAAGAAAGACACGTTCGATGGGGTAGGGCCGTCTGATGTTTGTTTGCCAAATACACAAACAACACAAACACGCTGACGTTCTAGCTCCCGGCCAAGGCGGTGATCATGGCGATTGAACAGCTAGCGGATGGCCGATGGAAGGTCGACGTCGAACCCATCAAAGGTAAGCGCTTCCGCAAGACGTTCAAGACAAAGGCCGAAGCCAGCCGGTTTGAAGCGACCTGCAAGGCCAAAGTCATTGAAACACCTGACTGGTCGCCCAAGCCGAAAGACCGGCGCAAGCTGTCAGAACTGGTTGATCGCTGGGCGATTCTTCATGCGCATACGCTAAGCGACGGACCTGCACGCCGTAGGCTGCTCGATGCCATGGCCAAAGACCTTCGAGACCCTGTAGCCATCAAGATGACCGGCAACGAATATGCCGAATATCGCGCCCTGGCGCTCAAGAGTGGTGCCAACCCTAAAACGCTGAATAACCGCCTTGGCTATCTGCGCTCGGTGTTCAACGTGCTGCATCAGCTCGGCGAGATCGACTATGAAAACCCGCTTACTCGTGTCCGCCCTCTCCGCTTACAGGAAAAGGAACTGTCCTACCTGACCGACCAGCAAATCGAAAAGCTGTTCACCACCATTCATGGCTACTGCAAGACGCCTCATGTCGCCATGGTCGCGGCAATCTGCCTGGCTACAGGTTCTCGCTGGGGTGAGGCTCAGGCGCTGACACCCGAAAGAGTACGCAACCAGCTGGTTACCTTCGTCAACACCAAGGGCAAGCGTGTGCGATCAATCCCTATTGCCCAGGATCTCGAAACGCAGATTCACCGACACTTCAAAGAGCACGGCCTGTTTAGCAACTGCTTGAACAGCTTTGACAAGGCCCTGGCTCATTCGCGCTTACCTGTTCCCGCTGGCCAGTCATCGCATGTGCTGCGACATACCTTCGCCAGTCGGTTCGTGATGAACGGCGGGAACATCCTCACGCTGCAAAAGATCCTGGGGCATACCAGCCTGGCAATGACCATGAGATATACACACCTGGCGCCGGATCACCTGCAGGACGCGGTGAGGCTTGGGCCACAATCATGGAAGAACGCTTTTTTATCTGAGGCAGAACGCTAA